ATCTCTTCTCCATCGGGAGTAGGCAAGAAACGAACTACTGCATAACCATTACCACTCTTATCGAGTTCGGGTTTCCACATAGTATCGTCATTGTAGGATTTTTTTGCACCTTCTGTTGGTGAAGCTGTTTCCATTGCAGCTCTTAGTTTGTCTAAACTACTTGACATTGTATTCTCCTATTTTATTACAATTATATCGCATTTTATTACAATTTTATAAAGATACTTCAGATGGGTGACCCACCCCAAGTATCCACTCTTCACTATTTTCATAGTTAAGTACATTATAGTCTACCTTCACCAACCCGTCAAGGGGTTTTTTCCAATAAACATTAATGTTTTCATACTCTTTTAACAGAGCAAGAAACTGTTGTTGTTGAGTATGGAAGACTCTCGACTCCTCTGTATACTCATCTTGGTAATTTAAGTAATCACCACTGTATATACTTGTAGGGTCTGCATGTTCTAATGCATCAAACCCAATCAAACATATATCCGTATATTTATGTTCGGCTGCATATCCTAATGCAGACATTCCACCAAATAAATTCTTAAGTTTTGGATTATTATATATAACTATGTTATCTTTATGAACACTACTATATCCAATACAAGATACCACATCATCAAATCCCTGTATCGTAAATAAATCGTCCCCGTCTTTTCTAACTTTAAATATGTTCTGAGGTTGGTGACTGTATTCAAACCCATTTGTCATTAAGTCCCACATCTCCATAGGTATCGGGTCGAAGTCTCCAACTGCAACTTTGTTCTCATAGTGATACATATCATCTATGACTTGTCTCTGTACTGGTATATCAAGTGCAAACAATAAGTCGGGTTTCTGTTGTTGATAAATTCCATTGAATCCCCACCATTCATGTCCTTCCTCTAAAAAGGAATCCCAATCAAAGTCTTTTCGACTTGGGCCGTTACCTATTAAGTAGAGCATAGTTCTATCAATTTATTCTTGTATTTCTTTTGGTCGTATGTTATAAACGACTTGTATTTGTTAATCTTTATGTGTAAGTCGGGATACACTACCTTCTCTGTTATAAGTGTTTCCCAATCCTTAGTGAAACCTATTATCTCATCCATGATGCAGATGGTTTCTAAACTTGTTTGTTTACTCATATATGATTTAAGTAAACGAGGGTGTTGACCATTGACCACTTTAAGTTGAGTATCTATCTTATACTTTCTCATTAAGTCTGATACTTCTGTTTCAAACATATATCCAAGTTTCTGATTCCTCTTCTTCCATTCCTTATATCTCTTATCACACTCTTTGTCTAATAAGTCACCTGCCCAATAATCTTTAAAGGATAGGTTTGCAATGTAGAAGTCTTGCAGTTCTTGTTTATATGTTCGGAACAATTTACCAAAGTGGTATTTGTCTTTACGTTTTAAGAAGGAATTGATATCTGACTTTACCTTTCCGTTGTACTTAACGAAATCATAATCCTTGGAATGAAAGTGTAACTTTATCCCAAGGTATAATGTGTAAGCATCGTATCCTTCTCTAGAAGTCATTAAGTAATAATCTTCTTCTCTGCTGGTACATCAATCAAAGGTGCATCTTTTTCACCTGTTGATATTGCATGTGCCTCAACGACCTTATCGTTGGATGGAACTACGAACACTACATTGTGGAATGTTGCAATAGGTGGATTCTCCACTCCCGTAGCAGCTATACCTTTTGCAAAACCCATTGACCCATCTTGTGGGTTGGATAGAATCATCCTAGGGTTGTCAATCGTAATTGCACTATCTTCTTGAGAGACTAGTTTTCCAACATACTCTCCACTAATTGTAACTACTGTTACTACGTCACCTGTTTGCATTATCTTACTCCGTAAGGGTTTTTGTATTTCTTAGCTGCATAGGTATCCTTTGCATCTCTTACACACCAATATAATGGTATAAAGTTTAATACTGGTACTACAAATGTTAACTGCCACCAACCACTACGACCTCTGTCGTGTAATCTTCTTGCTGTTACTGATATGCTTTGAACAAAAGTTGCTAC